AACGTCAAACGCAGGTAGATTTATACTAGCTTTTAATGACAACGCAGAGTCTGCTGCTACTATGGAGGCGGTTCAATTAAGTGACGCTCCTCAGCAATATGAATTTTTATCTAACGAGTCTATGCGTAAAATAATGGTAGCTCATAGAGTTACTAGTCCAATTTTATTTGGAATTAAGGATATGACAGGATTCGGAAATAATGCAGATGAAATTGTTACTGCTTCTACGTTAATGGATAATACAGTTATTAGACCTTTTCAGCAACTATTACTAAACGCTTTTGACGATATACTAGCCTATAACGAGATAGTGCTTAATTTATACTTTAAAACGCTACAACCTTTAGAATTTAACGACTTGTCTAATGCTACTAATCAAGAACAAATAGAAGAGGAGACAGGACAAAAGTTTTCTTTAAAGAAAATAGACGGAAAAGAAGTTTACGAAACTATAGAGGAAGCAGAAGACCAGGCTAATAAAATGGGATGTATGGGTTACCACGAACACGAAGAGGAAGGTAAAACTTACTATATGCCTTGTCAAGAACATACTGATCTTAAAAAACCCTGTGAAGCAGGATACGAAATGATAGGAACTAAAATGAAAGACGGTAAAGAAGTTCCAAACTGTGTTCCATTAAATGTAGACGAAGAACTAACTAAGGCTATATTAAGTGAACTAGAAAGTAAAGGAGAAGATGAGGAAATGGAGGGTTACGAATTAATTGATTCTAGACCTGCTAATGAATATGATAAAATTTTAAATGAGTCTTTAAACTTTGCTACAGACTTAGCTTCAGTTCCAACTAGTACACCAAACAAAAAAAGCTCTCAAGATACTAGCATAATAAAAGTACGTTACAGATATTACGGAAATAATAATCCGCAAAGAGATTTTTGTCAGAAAATGTGGGCAGCTAGAAAAGTTTATAGAATGGAGGACTTAAATAAAGAAAGTTCAGATAATTCAGAGTTAGCTCCAAAAGGTTCTAGTACTTATAATTTATGGTTATATAAAGGAGGAGTTAATTGTCAGCATTACTGGGAACGTAGAACGTATTTAAGAAAAAACAACAAAAGAATTACAGTAGCGGAAGCAAGACGAAAAATTGCAGCTCTAGACCCAAGTCTAAAAAAGGAAGCTCAAATAGAAACTAACGTCCCTGAAGTTGCTCAAGTTGCACAGCCTAAAAATGACTGGTGGAGCTTAGACCCTAATTATAGAAAATAAAAGAAATGGCTACAGCATTATTTATATCGAGAACAGACTTAGTAAGAAATACCATAATAGATGGGTCGGTAGATACGGACAAGCTAATTCCATTTATTAAGATAGCCCAACAGATGCACATTCAAAATTATTTGGGTACTGAGTTATACAACAAAATTGCAGAATTAATTACTGCAGGAACTTTAACACCAGGTGCAAATCCTGACTATACTTTATTAGTGAATGATTATGTACAGCCTATGCTTATAATGTTTGCTATGGTCGACTACCTACCGTTTTCTAATTATGCAGTTAAGCAAGGAGGAACTTATAGACACCGTTCTGAAAATGCAGACTTACCTTCAAAAGAAGAGATAGATTTTTTAGTACAAAAATATAGAGACTATGCAGATTTCTATACTAGAAGATTTATCGACTATATGAATTATAATGCTTCGACTAAATTCCCTGAGTACTATTCAAACAGTAATGACGATATGTTCCCTGATGGACAAGCTAATTGGGTAGGATGGGTATTATGAAAAAAGAATATAATATAAAAAAAACAAACTTTAAAAAGTTATTAGTTTATCTAAAAAAAATAAAAAATGAGTACACTAACAGGAAATAAAATAAGTTTAACGTATAAAAGTTTAATAAAAACTGCAGATAATGATGTTTTGTCTGGAGCTCTTAAACAGTTGTCGGATGGGTTAGGGAATAATTCAGGTGTATATTTAAACACAGGCGGAGACCTCAAGTCTACTGGAACTCTAGAATTTGCTAATTTTAAAGGCACTTCTACAGCAGTGACTATCAATAAACTTGTTAATGAGGCAGACGGCATATCTAATAACGATAATGACACTTCTCTACCTACTTCGGCAGCAGTTAAAGATTATGTAGATACAAACGTAACTAGTCAAGACTTAGATTTCTTAGGGGATACTGGCTTTGGTGCAGTTGATTTAGATTCACAAAATTTTTCTATTGAAGGAACTTTAAACCAAATAACTACTTCAGCATCAAATCAAACTATAAAATTATCATTACCAAATAATGTAGAAATTTCTGGAGTTTTTGAAGGTGCAACTTTTGTAGGGGATTTAAATGGAACTATTAATACAGATACTACAGCTACTACTCAAAGTCCAGGGGATAATTCTACTAAGGTAGCTACAACTGCTTACGTAGACACTTTAGACGCAGCTTCAGACTTAGATTTTAGCGGAGACAGTGGAACTGGAGACGTAAATTTAAACACTCAAAGTTTAGCAGTAACAGGAACAGCAAATCAAATAGAATCAACAGCAAACGCTCAAGGTTTAAGTTTAGGTTTTCCTAGTCAATTAATTATTCCTAGCAATACAACAGGAACAACACAAACTGCAGGAGACTCTAGTACTAAATTAGCTACGACTCAGTATGTAGATACACTAGACGCAGCCTCAGATTTAGACATAACAGGAGACACTGGGTCAGGGGATGTTAACCTTAACACTCAGTCTTTAAATATTATAGGAACACCTAACGAAGTAACAACTGCTGTAACAGGTCAAACTGCTACAATAGGATTACCAAGTTCAATAAGCACAAATTTAGTAGGAAATGTAACTGGAGACCTTACTGGAAATGCAGATACAGCTACAGCCTGGCAAACTGCAAGAGATTTATCTTTAACTAGTGAAGCTACAGGAACTATATCTAGTGTTGACGGAAGCGGGAACGTAAGTGGAGCTGTTACTTTATTAAATTCAGCGGTTACAGCAAAAATTCTAACTGGACTTCCGACTCCTTCTGCAGGAAATATAGTGCCTTCAGATACTATTCTAGAAGCGTTTGGAAAAGTACAATCTCAAATAAATTCTATATCTAATGGTTTAATTTTTAAAGGAACTTGGGACGCAGATACTAACACACCTAATTTAATTAGTGGAGGTGGGGAAGTAGACTCAGGAACTACAGACGGAGCTACTACTGCTTTTAAATTAATAGATTCTAGTCAAAATTTTAATACTACTGTAAGCGTAGGAAATAAAGTAATAAACCAAGTAGACGGACAAACTGCTTTAGTTACAGTTATTGACAGTAATACTCAATTAACTCTAGACGCAGATATTATGCTAACCGCAGAAGCATATACAATTGATGCTAGTCCTTTTATTTCTCAAGGTCAATACTATGTAGTTAATTTTGCAGGAATAACAAACTTAAACGGAATTAATAATTGGTCTATAGGAGACTGGGTTATAGCAGGAGCTAATAACGAATGGTCGAAACTAGATCATAGTCAAATAGACGGACAAGGAAATCCAGGGAATTTACCAGTCTTTACTACTGCTAATACAATAGGAGACTCTATAGTTTCAGAAAGCGGAACAGCTTTAACTGTTACAGGTTCTTTAACTACAACTCTAGGATTATCTAGTACTGGAGACTTTGCAGTAAATACAGATAAATTCACAGTAGGTGCTTCAACAGGTAATACAGCCTTTACAGGCGATTTAGCAATTAACACAGACAAGTTTACAGTAAACGCAACAAACGGAAATATTTTAGTTGCAGGAGATTTAGATGTTAACGGAGCAAATGCAGATTTTGCAGGAGAAATTGATGCTAACGGAGAAATAAGAAGTTATTATAACGGAGCAAATTACTCACGCTTATTAAGTGGCGTAGATGGTGGTTCTGTTTCAGGTTTTAATAGTTCTGGAGGAAGTTTTATAATTAGAGACCATAGCTATTCACAAATAGTTTCTGATGGTAATTTTGGAATTGGAATTGGTGGTTCAACTGCAATACAAAAAGTTCACATACAAGGAACAGGAACTACTTATATGCACATAGCAAACGATACAACAGGTTCACTTGCTACAGATGGTGCTGATATAGGATTTTTTACAGGTCAAACTTCTTTACAAATAATAAATAGAGAAAATGATTCTGTAATTATATCTACAAATGATTTACCTCGTTTAACTATTGATGGTTCAGGAAACTCAACTTTTGCAGGAGATGTAATTTTAGGAGATTCAAGTCAAATACAATTAGGCACAGGTAATGATGCACAAATAGACCATAATGGCTCACATTTATTTATTGATAATAGTGTTGGAAATACATATTTAAGAAACACATCAACTGGCGATATTCTATTAAGAAATAGTACTGGAGGAGATATACAATTTGATAATGAATTTGCAGGAAATATATTATTTAATACAAGCAATGTAACAAGACTAACAATAAACAGTTCTGGAAACTCAACTTTTGCAGGAAATGTAGATGTTAATATTAATGCTTCAGGAAACAATGTAATTGAAACTTTAAACAATACAGATTATACAGCAGGCAATAGGTCAGCATTAAAAATAAGACAACAAGTTAATGCGTCAGGAAGTATTTCTGCTTTTTTAGGTTCAACTCAAGATGGCTCTATATTTTTATCAAATGATAGTATTACTGCTGACCATTTTAAAATTGACACTTCAGGAAACTCAACTTTTGCAGGAAATGTAGGAATAGGAGTAACTGGTACGCCTTCTAAAAAGTTACACGTTGTATCTACAGCAGAGGCAGCTTTATTTCAAGGTTCAGCAACTTGGGGTACAGCTATACAAATAAATGCAACAGCAACAGGAGGTAGAATTTTCCAATTACAATCCACAGCAAACTCAGAAGGGAGTGGTGGAGGCAATTTTTTAATAGTAGATAAAGGTACAACTGCTGCTCCAACAGCTTTAAATAGATTAATAATAGACAGTTCTGGAAATGTAGGAATAGGAACTGCTTCGCCTAATATATACAGTTTAACTGATGCTGCAAACATTTTAAGTGTACAAGCTACAGGAACAAATAAAGGAGGTATTATAGATGTTTCTGCAAATGGTACAGGTTATTCTGGTAC